TAAAAAATCTGATTTATGTGTGATAAGTCAAAACTTTTATGTAATTTTGCACAAAAATGTCTTAAAAGCCTTTATTTATCGGCATTTTCGGCATCTTTGTAGCTTGGTTCACGCTTTTCGTTCACAAACACGTTGCAAAGATACTACTTAATTTTGATAGACCAATAGAGCTTTTGTATAAATTAACAGAGCGGAAGGTTTAAAGAAGTTTAAATAATTGGCTAGCATTTCTATAGTAGCAATATTTTCGTTACTTTTGTTGCATATTTACAAACTAACAATTCAAAGCAATATGAATAATTTTGTAGCGATAGATTTTGAAACCGCCAATGCAGATAGAAGTAGCATTTGCCAAATTGGTATAACAGAAGTAGTAGATGGCATCTTACAACCTTCTAAAAGTTGGCTCGTACAACCAGAAGGAAACGACTATGATGCCTTCAATATACATATTCACGGTATCAAACCAGAAGACACCGAGAATAGCCCTAAATTTCCAGATGTATGGAAAGAGGTATATCCATATTTAAAGGATAAGGTAGTAGTGGCACACAATACTTCATTTGATATGTATGCTTTGCGTGATGCTTTAGATAACTATCAGATGGAATATCCTACATTTGATTACTTTTGTACTTTGAGAATCGCTAGATACATAGTTAAAGGCTGCTATAGCTATTCTTTAGATGTGGTACTTAATTATCTAGGTATAGAGTTTGATGGACATCATAAAGCTGATAATGATTCAGCAGGTTGCGCTAAATTGTTGTTGAAGTGCTTAGATATGGATGGTAGCACTTTAGAGGAACTAGAAGCAAAGTACCATTTTCATAGAGGTAAATTTGCACCTAATACCTTTATAGCACATTTAGCTACAAAGAATAAGCAGACTAAAACAGAAATGTTAGATAGTCTAGAGGAGCATCCAGAATTAGCAGATGAAGGTAATTACTTCTATGGTAAGAATGTTTGCTTTACTGGAACTTGTTGCTATGGCACTAGAAAGGAACTGCTACAGAAGATTAAAGATGTTGGTGGTATTCCTTCTGATTCTGTAACTAAGAAGACAGAAGTACTAGTGGTTGGACAGCAAGATTATAGAGTGGTAGGTGATTCTGGTATGAGTAAGAAACAGAAGAAAGCTATGGATTTACTAGCAAAAGGACAAGATATAGAAATCCTTAGTGAAGCTGAATTTTTAAGTAGAATCTAATTAATTATACGCTTATGAAGAAGATTTTATTTTATCTGTTAGCTGTATTGCTTATTACTGCTTGCAATAGTAAAAGCAATAATGCTAGTAATGATTCTGAAACAGCAACAGTAACAGAAAATAGCGGTGGCGCAAAAACACAAGGTTACAATAAGGGCTATCAAGATGGCTATGATGATGGCTATGGTTGGAAAGCTTATATGGTTGGCTATAACCATGCAAATAGTTATCAGACATCGGATGCTTATAACGCTTATTTAAATGGCTATAAAGAAGGCTATGATCAAGGATATAAGGAAGGAGAAGAAGCCATAAAGGCAGAAAGAGAAAAAGAGAAGCTAAGAGATTGGCATAATTGGGAAAAGGAAGATGTTGATGGTATATATATATGTTTGGAAGGTGTTACTGATGAGGATGAAGCACGTTATATAGCTAATGAACGCTATGATGGGGAATATGTAGAAGAATGGGGTGACTACTATGCTAAGGTCAGTCAAAGGATTGACAACTATAATATTACTTTAGGTCAGCGAATTAGTTCTAGATTCTATAGTATAAGAGGAAGAGATTTGTATATTCGTTTCAAATGGATTTCTCCAGATGTTAGTTCTGGTGATGAGGGTGTCTTGGATTACAAAGGCACTTTTAACTATTTCTATAAGAAGCCAAATGGTATTTAATAAGCATTCAGTTGAAATAGAAACTTCCACAAACAATAGAAGCCAGCCTAAATTAATAGGTTGGCTTCTTTTGTCTTCTTTGGTAATATGGTTAAATCAGACTAACTAAAAGTATGATGATTGTAGCTAATATTGCTACTTTACCTGCTATCTTAATATCTACTTCTGTGCCTTCTAAAATAGGCTTATTATCTAAGAAATTAACCATCATTCTAACTAATAGATGAAGGATTATCATTACGTTAAATATAAATAAGATGTATATCATTTTATTCTTTTCCAGATTCCGTTAACTTTCTAAAAATGTACTGCTAAATCTTTAGATACCTCTATAATCAATCTAGGTATAAACTATCTATTTGAACTGTTGTTATTTGGTAGATACTTATTATATGGCTTTATATCACCATGCTTAATCATCCTAGCTAGTTTCACCACATTATATATAAATATATCATCCCCAAAGATATTAATGAACATGGCTATATCTTTATTGTCTGCTAGTAAAGCCTTAATCTTATGTACTTCTATGATGTGTGTAGAGTATTTGATAGCACTAGCATCCCTATTCTTTATTTCACCAGCAGCCTAGATATTCCTTCCATCTTTACTAGTGCATTTGATGTGTAAATCTATATCACAAAATTCTGTATCTGTATAATCTACCTACCAGCCTATCTAATCTGCTAATGTCTGAAATATGTTTCTACCTTTTCTTTCTGATTCTTGTGCGTTTGGATTGTAAATCATAATGTTTTATTTTTAAAGTTTGTTACTGTTGTATCTGATTAATGAGAGTATCTAATGAAGTGGTATCATCTGAGTGCTATAAGTGGTACTGATTGAGTGCTATGACTATTACTTATGTCTATTCATCTGAATCATTAACTAAAGAAGCTGTAGCTGATTCTTCTTAATCTCATATATCATAGCTTCTAAGTTTTCCAGTTTAGTGTATAGTTCTTTGTTTTCCATATTGTATGTAGTTTTAATAGTTTATAGTGTTATCTGATTATCTTATTTAAAGATGCACTTTGTTCTGTATATCTCATAGTAATCTCTAAACTCTGTATATAAATCTACCTCTTTATCAGTAATTAAATTATCATTTAAGGCTTTAAGTAGATTGTTTCTATTTTCTATTTTACCATACTCTATAATATTATTTTGTCCTATTCCAAATTCTGTATAGTAATCTACATTTTCTATAGAAGCTCTGTAATCCATCCAGATTTTAGTAACCAGTTTCTTAGTATAGCTCCATTCTGTATTAGGATTTGCTTTATAGTCCTTATAAAGAGCTTGCAATCTCTTTTCATCTTCTTCACTACCTTCTGCTGTATCTAGTAGCCTAAATGATGGATTATGTGTCTGATAGCTGCTTAATCTCTTTTCTAATGTTTTATTATCGGAGGTATATCCGATTTTTGCATAAATACCAGATTCTATTAAGTATAACATAATATCAAAATTTATAGTTAAATTTTCTAATCTCATAACCAGTAACGGTTTTGCCATCTATCTTTTTATTTTTCACAATAGCATTGTACACTTTAGACAGTCTAATTAAAGATGCTTTAGCTGCTAATGTAATACCTAATCTTTCAAATTCTGATTTAATCTTTGCCTTCAAATCTTTGTTGCTTATGAAACCTGATAGATTCAAATTCTGAAAAGCTATATCCATCTGCTTCTTATCTAATACAGCCTTCATCATCTTTTCTTTATTGAATTGAAGACTATTTATTTCTGTAGGTTTGAGATACTTTGTGAAGTCTTCAAATTCAGGATATTCCTCTAAATATGCCTTATCCTTTGTTTCTAAATAATTAATCAGTATGGATTTGTAGCTAATATGTTTCTTTGCTGTTTTCATAGTTTTCTATTAAATTATAAAATTCCATTCTAGAGGTTCTTTTCTTTCAACTTTCTTGTTTTCCAGTGCCTTTATAAAGTAATCTAATGAAACTTCTTTAGGCAGGTTAGAACATTTCTTCACCAAATCATTCTTTAAGGAACTATCTACATTTGGATATTTAGCTATTAAATAGGATAAAGCCTTAGAATCTCTTAAAGGTGGACATACTTCATTATTAAGGCAGAATTGGTATATTATAGCATAGATATAGTTGGTAGTACCATCTGTTGAATTATCAATATTTAAAGACAAAGGAAAATGAATCGGATTAAGATGTAAACTTTTACCTATATATTTCAAATAACCTTTATCTATTAATGGTTGAAGTTTGGTGTTAATCTGATTGATACCTATACCAATATTCTTAGCTAGTTCTTTCTTAGAACCATATTTAATAAAGTTTGTTCCATTTTCACAAACCAGCTTTATCTTTATTAATATTCCCTTTTGTTCTGGTGTTAGTTCTGTATCATCTTTCAATGTATGTAGTACTATAGAGAAATCCTTTTTAAGTTGTGTGAAGTGATACACATTATAGTAGTGTTCTTGTTTCTCATTTTTCTTTTTAGTTATCTCTTTAAAATATGGTGTTAAATCTTTTATGTACTTAGATATAGTTACATTTGTTACCCCAACTTCTTTAGCTAGTTCTTCTTCTGAAATGGAAGCGGTTAAACTGTTATCTTTAAATTGGTCTTTAATTAAAAAGTAAGTATAGACTTCTAAGAAGTTACTTTTCGTTTTTAACTGAATAAGGCTGGATGGCATTTTTGTAAACGTACTCATAATTAGATATTGAGTTTTCATTAGTTAGTATTATAAAATCATCTGGGGTATTTTTCCATAATCTATTTAATCTATTCATTCCAAAATAGGCTTTTTCTTCAAGCCGATTTCTAAATAGCTTGTTTAATGGTTTATAAAGTATTGCTCTCATATTGGTATTAAAAATTGATGATTTGATTTTCGCTAGAAAATCTAAGAATCTTATTATCTTATCTATCTTACTATCTTATTAGGCATAAAGGTTAGGTGTTTGGTAATTTAAAGGTTGAGTGATAGGTAATTTAAAGGATAAGTGATTTCTTACAAAAAATGCAGTTTTCTATTGAAATTCCTTATTAAAAAAACTCGTCTCAGAAAACCAAAGAAAAGGGCTATATTTCAAGCCCTATTCCCCAGTTAGTAACAAATCCTTAAAAAAAATAATCAATTATGACACAATTTCCGCGAAACACTTTCCTCTTGCTTTGTATGCTACTATATATATAAAATCCGACAACCCAAAATAAAATTTTCAGAATTTTAAGTTATCCGCATCAGGTCGCATTTTCGGGCTTATTTCTACCTGCTTGCCTGAATGAAGCAATAAGAGATCGCCATATTTTCCGAGAAATGGATTTCCCTATATTGTGTGTTTTCTCATAGTATTAAATCTGTATATATTAGCAGTTTCCCTAGATTTATCCGTGAGTTCTACCATTTCTATGAAGCCATGCATGACATTTTTTGCAGACAGCCATCAGGTTACTATAGTCATAGGCTGCTTCTAATCTTTTTAAGCCTTCATAGTTAGAAAATGAATCCTTATGATGAACATCTATAGCAGGTGTAACTAAGCCTTTAGTTAGGCAAACTTCACATAGTGGATGCTGCATCAGATATGACTGCCTTAAAGATTTCCACTGCTTACTTTGATAGATTTCCTATCTTTCTTTTCTATTTTGGCTAAGTACTGGTTTTATTCTTTTGCTTTCTGATTTCTTCAAGTATGGCATACCTCTTAATATCATTAATTAGAAAATTCTTCATCTTTATCTATTCTTCTATCTCATTTTTATGGGCATCTAAGCTATTAACTATTGTTTCTTCTGCATTAATTAGAACATCATCAGAATAGGTTTCCACCTTTGTTTCTGCATAGTTATAACATTTATCATCCCTTTGATATTCACCTTTTAGCTAGTTGAAGGCTTTGATAAACTAATCTATGAAATCCTATTCTGGATTATACTTTCTGGTAAGCATTAGATAGGCATCATTAAAAGTAGCTTCATCATCATCTGCTTTAACTAGTCTGCTATGCAAGTATCTATAATGTTTGGTGATAGCTTCATTAACCATATAGTTATATTCAGATTTTTCTAGATTATTCTGTTTCCTTCTATATTTGCTCCAGTTGTAAATCATTATAGCTACCTATTAATTTATCTATTGCGTATCTAACTAATGTGCTTCTTTTTATGCCTAACTTTTCACTGATTAAATCTAGTTGGGTTTCCTGATAAGGTGTGATTCTTACCGATACTCTAGTTTCTTTCTTTGTTATTTTCATGGTTTGATTAATTATTAAGTTATACCTAATTATATACATAAAATTTTGAACTCAAAAATAATGTGCGACATTTTTTATTTGTGTGACAAAGTACTGGATATTAGTAGAAAAAGAAAAAATCAGATTGTATAATTAACTAAAAAAATCAAGAATATGGATAATAAGTTTAAAATACCTACAGACATTGAGAAAGAAGCTAAGGATTATATGAAAGATGTGATTCTTATGCTTGAAGATAATTCACTGATGAAGGATGTAGATAACGCTGCTTTAACTATGTTGGCAAGAAATTACAGCATGTTTATCAAAGCTAGCAAACAACTAGAAAAAGATGGTTTAACAGTAGTTTCTGATAGGGGTAATATTGCGCCACACCCAGCTATTAAGATAGCTAAAGATGCTTAGATTCAGGCTATGAAGGTGATGGAAAAGTTTGGTTTAACTGCTAAGGATAGAACTAAGATAGCCAAATTAAATAGTGGGGATAATGAACTATCACCCCTGGAGTAGTTTGTTAAGAACAGTAAGGAGGTTAGATAATGGAAGATATTAAATAGAAAGGTATGAAAGTATTAAGTTTGTGTGATGGAATGAGCTGTGGCTAGTTGGCATTAAAAAAGTTGGGCATCCCAATAGAAGCCTATTATGCAGCAGAAATTAAAGATGTTGCTATTAAGGTGACATTAGATAATTTCCCTAATACTATTGAAATTGGTGATGTAAATTAGGTATCTTATAAAGATGGAATATTAACTACAGAAAATGGAGATCTCTAGGTTGGTTAGATAGATTTGGTAATGTTTGGTAGCCCCTGCTAGACATTTTCTTTAGCTATGATTACAGAGCATAGAGTTGGCTTAGAAGACAAAGAAAAATCCGGTTTGTTCTATGAGTGCTATAGAATCTTATAGGAGGTAAAGCCAAAGTACTTTCTGATGGAAAATGTACGTAGTATGAAAGACAAAGATAGGGATTTCATTAGTTAGATGATGGGTGTAGAACCTATAATGATTGATTCTGCTTTGATTGCTCCTGCTATGAGAAAAAGATATTATTGGACTAATATAGAAGGTGTGGAGTAGCCTAAAAAGAAAGACATACCTTTACAAAGTATTCTAACTAGTGGTTATACAGAAAGACAGAAAGCTAGATGTTTGACTGTTAGCGATTCTAGACCATTAACCACATCTGTGAAAATGTTTCACCTTTTCTATTACAAAGGGTTTAATACTTTGGTGTTTAAAGATAGACAGCACTATTTAAACTGTAAGCAATATTATGATGATAATTATAAAGGTATGGCTGCAAAAGATATTCCAGTAGATGAAACAGATGTGTTTGATGGTGTGCGCTACCTTAATTAGTTAGAGCTTGAAAGATGCTAGACAGTACCAGAAGGTTATACTAAGATATTAACAAGAAATGAAGCTGCTGATGTTTTAGGTGATGGATGGACTGTAGATGTTATTGCACACATATTAAGTTATATGAAGAAATGACAAAGCTAAAGAAGACAGCTATATTAGATGATGATGGTAAGATTATAGGCTATGAAGCCAAAGCCAAAAACATCTAGATAAGAGTTTGCAAAAAGTCAGATGCAGACCCTATTATTATTGCTAATCACTACAGCCACAAAGTAACTAGAAATAGCTTTCTATCTTTCTTAGTTTACTATGAAGGCAAAGTTTCAGGTGCTTTACAAATTGGCTATGGTACTAATCCTAGAAAGAAGGGAAACTATAATCCTGATGAAGTTAGGGAGTTTGATAGAATGTGGCTAAGTGATGAAATGCCTAAATTCAGTGAAACTATAACTATATCCCTGCTGCATCATTATTTAAAGAAGGTGCATCCAGAGATTAAGCATTTAATTAGTTATGCTGATAATAGTAGCGATGTAGGAAATGAAGGTACTATTTATAAAGCTGCTAACTATAGGCAAATAGATAAGATTAAGTCTGATTTCTACATATTGGAAACTGGTGAAAGAGTGCATCCCATAACTATGTGGCATAGACACGGAACAAGACGATGGGCATTCTTATAGGAGCATTATCCCAATATTAAGAAGTCAGATGGCTATTAGATTAAATATGTATATGATTTATGAAGCCATACTATAAATATGTGGATGATGTACTTAATGGGAATGTGATTACTGGAGCTAATATCTAGTTAGCCTGCTAGAGATTCTAGGAAGATTTAAATAGGGATGATTTAGAGTTTAGGGAATCAGTAGTAGATAGAGCGTTAGCATTTATAAGTACAATGAAGCACTTTAAGGGAAAAGCATCTGGATAGAACTTCATACTAGAACCGTGGTAGCAGTTTGTAGTAGCTAATATTGTCGGGTTCTACTGGAAGGGTACAAATGATAGAAGATATTCCAGTAGTTATATTGAAGTTTCAAGAAAGAATGGAAAGACAGCCCTAGCTGCTGCTTTGTGCCTATATTTTCTTATAGCAGATGGTGAAGATGGTGCTGAGGTAGATTTAGCTGCAAATTCTAGGGAATAGGCTAGAATAGCTTTTGAATTTTGTTATGAGTTTGCCAAATAGTTAGACCCTAGTGGCAAATATCTTACTTCACATTTGAAGGGAATTAAGTTTAATGTTAATGCTTCTTAGTTAAAAGTGTTTGCTGCTGATGCTTCTAAACTTGATGGTTTTAATGCTTCATTTGGCTTAATTGATGAATACCATGCTGCTAAGAATAGTAAGGTTAGAGACGTAATAAAGTCTTCTATGGGAATGAGATAGAATCCACATCTTTGCACTATAACTACTGCTGGATTTGATAAAACTTTGCCCTGCTATTAGCTAAGAAGTACAGCTATAGAGATTCTTCATAAACTGAAAGAAGATGATAGTATGTTTATAGCTATCTATTCTTTAGATGATAATGATGATTGGACAGAAGAAGATAACTGGGTGAAATGTACCCCTAATATGGATATAACTGTAACTAAGAAGTACATTAAGGAATAGGTTAAATCAGCCCTTAATAATCCATCTGAAGAAGTTGGTGTAAAGACTAAAACCCTTAATCTATGGTGTGATTCTTCTGAAGTCTGGTTATCTGATAGCTACATAGTAAACAGCACTAAATAGATAGATTTAGCTAAGTATCAAGATGAACTATGTTATATAGGTGTGGATTTGTCTGCAACAAGTGATTTAACTGCTGTTAGTTACCTAGTAGTTAAAGATGGCATCTACTACTTTAAAAACTACTATTATCTACCTGAAAGTTGTCTAGTAGATAACTCTAATAGGGAGAAATATAGACTGTGGAAAAATCAGCACCAATTAAATATAACTAGTGGGAATGTTACAGATTACGATTATATAACTAAGAATATGCTACAATGGGTAGATACTGTTAGCATCCAGAAGGTAGGCTATGATAAGTGGAACGCAACATAGTGGGCTATCTAGGCTACAGAAGAAGGTTTACCACTGGAAGAATATAGTTAGAGTATAGGTAACTTTAACTAGCCTACAAAGGAACTTGAAAGATTGATATTGTCAGGTAAGGTAGTTATAGATAACAATGAAATAACTAGATGGTGTTTCTCTAATGTGCATATTAAAGAAGACCACAATGGAAACGCTAAACCGATAAAGACATAGAAGCAGATGAAGATTGATGGAGTGATCGCCATGATTACAGCTTTGGGATGCTATCTAACAGTACCACATTATAGCAACGAAATTATAACTATTTAAATATGAACTGGAATTTTTTTAAGAAGAAAAAATAGCAGGTAGAAGAAAGAAGTAGTAGCTTTGATTACCTCTTATATAACGGTACTGGAGCTTATTCTACTAATAGGGCTTTACTGTTGAGCACAGTCTATAGATGTGTTGAGGTTATATCTGATTCAGTGGCTTAGTTACCTCTAGAGCCATATAAGATAGATAGTAGTGGCTACAAATTGAAGTTTACTAACCATCCTACTTACAGATTACTTAATGCAGAACCTAACAGTAGAATGACTAGATTCACCTTCATTAAAACGCTGATTGTATCAACACTTCTAAAGGGAAATGGATATGCATTCATTGAAAGAGATAATTTAGGGAATGCTACAGCTTTACACTATATACCATCTGATTTAGTTACAATCATACCACCAAAGACTTTAAAGGATAATGTAGCCTATAGTGTTACTGGATTGTCTAATATCATTGAAGCTTGCAATATGATTCACATCTTAAACTTTAGCTATGATGGTATTACTGGAATCAGCACATTAGCACATGCTAAGAATACTTTAGGTTTGTCAGCTGATAGTGAAGCACACGCTAGTGGATTCTTTAAAGGTGGAGCTAACTTAGCTGGAATCCTGAAAGTGCAAAGTAATCTAACTAGTAAGCAGAAATCAGATTTAAAGAATAGTTGGCAAACAGCATTTAGCCCTTCTACTGGTTAGCCTAATGGTGTGGCTGTATTAGAAGGAAACATGGAGTTCTAGCCTATAACGGTTAATCCTACTGATGCATAGTTATTGGAAACTAGATAGTTTAATGTGATTGACATTTGTAGATTCTTTGGTGTTTCACCAGTGAAGGCGTTTGATTTATCTAAGTCTAGTTATTCTACAGTAGAAGCTACTAACCTATCATTCCTTACTGATACTCTTTCACCACTGCTAGAAAAGCTAGAACTGGAATTTGAAAGAAAGCTGTATAAACCATCAGAGAAAGAATCCATTGATGTTAGATTTGATACATCTAGATTACTTAGAGCAGATAAATAGAGTTTGGCATCTTACTACAACACATTATTTAATATAGGTGTGGTTAGTCTGAATGAAATTAGAAAAGAACTTGATTTAGCTGCTGTAGAAGGTGGAGATAATCACTTTATTTAGGTGAATATGACAACAGTACAGAATGCAACCAATTTAGTTACTGCTGATAAATCTGTTAAAGTACTAGATGATTAGAATGAACCATCAAACAACGCTATAATATCAGAAGATGAAGAAGAAACAGATACTAATAAACAAGAATGAATAAAGCTATGAAAGAAGTAAGAATGAATCAAGACAGTATAACTAATCTACCTGAATCTAGAAAGGTTGAAGGCTATGCTGTAGTGTTCCAGTCTGAATCTAATGATTTAGGTGGATTTAAAGAAGTGATTGATAGCAGGGCTTTAGATGGCATCATAGAAAAGTCTGATGTACTGTGCTTACTTAATCACAATGAAGATAAGGGTGTATTAGCTAGAAGTAATAAAGGTACTGGTAGCCTAACTTTAGAGGTAGATGAGAAAGGTTTGAAATACAGCTTTGAAGCACCTAATACTGCTTTGGGTGACGAAGTTCTGGAAGGTATTAGAAGGGGTGATATTAGTGCTAGTTCTTTTGCCTTCACTGTTGAAAGTGATTCTTGGGAGAAAAGAGAGGATGGAAGTTATCTCAGAACCATCAGAAGCATTAGTTAGTTATTCGATGTTTCACCAGTGTACTCAGCAGCTTATGATAGTACTTCTGTAGAGTTGGCTCATAGAAGTTTAGATAAATTTAAAGATAAGGAGAAGGAAGATTTAGCACATTATTTTGAGGAGTTAAGAAAGAGTTTATGAAGAATAGTGTTGAGTTGATGGATAAAAAGAATCTTTTGAAGGTTCAAGCAGAAGCATTAATTAAGGGTGCAGAAATGGAATCAAGAAAGTTAAATGCAGAGGAGCAAACTAACTTGGATTCTATTAAAAAGTAGATAAATGATATTGATACAGAGATTAGAGAACTTAATAAGACATTAAACAAAGAAACAAGAAGTATGGAGAAGTTTTCACTTTTGAAGGCTATTAATGATGTAGCCAATAACAGACAGTTAGACGAGAGAAGTCAAGAAGTCATTAATGCAGGTATGGCTGAAATGCGTAAATCAGGTTTATCTTTCAGTGGCTAGATTCTGATTCCAGTAGAGCAAAGAGCAGACATTCAAGCTACTGTAGATGCAGCAGGTAAGGAAGCAGTAGCTACTGATAAGTTGAATATCTTAGAGCCATTGAAGGCAAAGATGGTACTTAGTGAAGCAGGTGCTACTTATATGACTGGATTAGTAGGTAACATTTCTATTCCTTCTTACAGTGGTGCTACTGTAGGTTGGGCTGATGAAACTGGTGCTGCTGCTGATGGTGCTGGTACATTTGATGAAGTAGAGTTTGCACCAAAGAGATTAACAGCTTACATTGATGTATCTAAGCAGTTTCTTATTCAGGATTCAGTATCAGCAGAAGCTTTAATTAGAAAGAATATTGTTGAGGCTATCAGTCAGAAGTTGGAAGCTACTATTTTGGGTGATGGAGCAGGTTCTACAAAGCAGCCAGCAGGTATCTTTAATGGTGTTACAGCTTTGAAGGATAATAGCTATCAAACATTTGCAGAAATGCTTCAAAAGCTGGAGGAAGCAAACGTATATGGTGATATTAAATATATTGTTTCACCTGCTATCAAAGCACAGTTGAAGACTACTGCAAAAACAGAAGGAGCTTTCGTCATGGAGGATAACGAGGTAGATGGCATTCCAGTACTTAGTACATCAGCTTGCAAAGGTATTGTTTTAGGTAATTTTGAGAACTATGTCATAGCACAATGGGGAGCGATCGATTTGACTATTGATCCTTATTCATAGGCTGCTAATGGTAAGGTTAGATTGGTAGTTAATGCTTACTTTGATGCTAAACCAGTTCGTAAAGAAGCATTCGTAGCTAACAAAGCTAAGGTAGTAGCTGCTTAATTAGTAAATCTGATTAACTATGCAAATTGAGCTGGATTTAATTAAGAAACATCTTAATATAGATGATTCTTTTAAGGATGATGATACCTATCTCTTAGCTTTATCTGATGTTGCATAGGACATAGTACAAAAACACATTGATTGTACGTTTGAGGATATTGTGAGAAGTGAAGGAGCTTTACCAGCTTCTTTACTTCATGCAGTACTACTTATGATAGGCAACCTATACAATAATAGGGAATCAGTGGCATTTGCATCTGCTTAGGAAATACCACATTCCTATGATTATCTATTATCACTTTACAAACACTATAAGAAGTATGAGAGCGGGATTGTTAACGGAGTAGATTGACATTCTGGAATCCAGCCTTATTAGAAATGCTTATGGTGAAGAAGAAACCTAGTGGAGCATTAAACAGACTACTAGGGCTGGACTGATGCACAAAGGAGGAAATAGAACATTATCCAATGATGAAGTAGCATACCAATATACAAAAACATTTTAGGTACGTCACTATATCATGGTTAATGAATATGATAGGATTCAGTGGAATGGTAAAATCTATAGAATATTAGATATAGAACCAGATAAACAGCAGATGTTATTAACTATAAATGTAGAATTAGTAAATGATTGATTCTTTAGGCATAGGAAAAGTAATCTATACCCTATTAGGTGATTTTAAGACTTATCCTTTAGTAGCTGATAATAATGCCAAATATCCCTTTATTGTTTATAAGAGGAATAATGTTATCAGTTCTACCTGCAAAGATGGAAGCTATGAAGATACTGTAGATATTGGTATAACAATAGTTACAATGAAGTATGCAGAAGGTATAGAGATAGCTAATAAGGTAAGAGAGATATTGTAGAGATAGGTAATAAAGATAGATGATATGATACTTAATGATACGTATTTAATTAGTGCAAACGAGAGTTTCACCGATAACGTATTTGTTTAGAATTTGAACTTTAGAACTACTATAACAGAATAAATAATATGGCAGCAAATAAAATTATTAAAGGACGTGATTTGATGCTTTTTGATAATGATGGACATAGTTATGCTTATGCTACTAACCACACATTAACTATTACAGCAGAAACGGTAGATGTATCTAGTAAAGATCATGGTGTTTGGGGGGCTAGCGAGGTTAGCAAATATTCATGGGAAATCACATCAGAGAATCTTTTCACATCAGAAGATTACGATAAGTTGTTTGATTCAATGTTAGCTAGTAAAGCTATTACTGTAAGATTTGGATTGAAGACAGAACAGACTGATAACACTAAGAATGTAGCAGATGGTGATACTTCACTTCCATATTGGACTTCACAGAAAACTTATTATGAAGGTAAGGTAATTATTACATCTTTGGTAGCTAATGCTAACAATGGTGAGAATGCGACCTATTCAGTTACATTAACTGGAACTGGTTCTATTAAAAAGACTACAACACCTGAATAATTAGATAGATAAGGGCTACTACAGCCTATAACTAAGGGCAGTAGATTTTTTTCTATTGCCCTTTAATTATATTATAAGAATATGAACATAAATATTAATGATAAGGAGATTACTTTGAAGTATTCTTTGAGAGCGATGATGATGTATGAGAATGTAACTAATAAAACTTTGAATCCGTCAGGTATTACTGAGGTGGTTACTTTCTTCTATTGTGTAGTGTTAGCATCATCTAAAGACTATAGCCTATCTTTTGAAGATTTTATGGATTGGCTAGATGAGAATCCAGATACATTAAAAGAATTTGGTGAGTGGCTTCAAGCTACCTTCACAAATACCAATAAGCTAAAAAAAGCCTAACCACCAATAGTAAAGATGAAGAAGCTCCAAAATGTCTATACCACTATCTATTTAATCTGATGTGTTTCTAGTTTAGGATTATCACAATAGAGTATTTTATGGATGATTGTACTGATTGGGAACTAAATAACCTGATAGAGAATATTCCATATTTAGATAGGAATCTATGGGAATCAAGTAGGCTTAATTCTTATGTTACTGCTTAGGTTAATTCAAGAAAGAAAATTAGTTTTCAAGATATATGTACCTTCAAATGGGAAGAAAAGGAAACAGAAGAAAAGGATATAGAGATTTCAGATGATGATATTCAAAGACTTAAACAGTTATCTAAGAAATGGAAAGATTGATTTATGATACTGCTGATTTCAATGGTATTAATGCACAGACAATTTAGAAAGTGAATAGAGCTGTAGTGGCTGCTGCTATTAAGATTAGGAATGATGTACGTCAAACCTTTGTTTCTGATGCATAGTCATTATATAGACATCATACTGGAAACATTGAGAATCTAACCACTGGTATAATGATAGGTAAAGATAGAGGTGGTAGCATTAAGATTCACGCAATGGGTAGCAGGGAGGACTATGAGAGTTTTAAGACTAGGTTTTTTATTGGTGGTACTAAATACAGAACACAAGAAAAGAGAAATGGGAGACCTATCAGACCATTCACAAAGGGATATATAGCCCCTACAGATACATTAAATAGAGTAGTTAACAGTTCTGGAGCTATACTAAGTAATTACATACAAAGAGCATTAAACTAATATGGCAAATAATTTAACTGCTGTTATTTCAGCTGATACTAGTAGGTTTACTAGAGCTATAAATGAAGCCCAAAGTGTATTATCTAGATATGCTAGAGAAGCCAGAACTGCAAGCGGTTCAATATCCACTTGTGCCAGTGTTACAGATGCATAGGTAACATCTTATCAAAGATTAGTTAGAGCTATGCAAAGAGTATCTAACGGTACAATGACTACTAGCTAGGCTGAAAGAGCTTTAGTACAATAGATTCAGGAATTAAGAATACAATGGGCAAACTTATCTGATGATGCTAGAAGAAGTGATTTTGGTAGAGCTTTATCTGAATCCATGGCATCAGCAGAAAGATAGTTAGAACAAGTAAGAACATAGATAAGATAGACACATGAAGAATTAGATAACTTATCATCAGCATCAGAAGGATTTGATTTAAGCAGTATAGGTAATAGCATCAACAGTTTAAGAAGTGGAGATATATCTGGATTTGTTTCTTAGCTATAGGCATTAAGAAATATTTCATTAGGTAGTATTGTTTCTTCTGTTGGAGCACTTGGGGCTTCATTAAGTGCTGCTATTGCACCAGTAGCCGCTTTGGTTGGTGGTATAGCTGCTTTAGGATATACAGTCAGTGAATCAATATCATCAGTATCAGACTTTGAAACACATCTGGATGGATTGTAGTCTTTAACTGGATTAGGGGATGATGCCATGAAGTCTATAGCAGATGGAGCTATAGAAATGAGTAAAGGATTTAAATCATCAGCTAGTGAAATAGTTGATTCTATGAAGCTGATAGGTAGTCAAGCACCTGAATTATTACAGAATCAAGATGCTTTGATGAAGGTTACAGAAGCTGCTAATGTACTATCAGAAGCAGCAGGTATAGAAGTAGTGGATGCTGCTAAGGGTGTAACTACAGTTATGAATTAGATGGGTGCTAGTGCCTCAGAAGCTACTGAAATCATCAATGTATTAGCAGCATCATCTTAGTAGGGTTCAGCAGATGTAGCCTATTTAAATACTGCATTTGAAAAGGCTGGTACTGCTGCTAAATCTGCTGGAATGGATTATACTTAGTTAGCTGCTGCTATTGAAACGATAGCACCTAAATTTAGTAGTGCTGATGTAGCAGGTTCTACTTTAAATTCTACTTTGTTGGCTTTGTCTGTTTAGGCAAATGACAAGTTTAAGCCAGCTGTAGTAGGTATGGATTAGGCACTTTAGAACTTAGCTAAAGCAGAAATGGATGATATACAGATGAAGAACTTAGTAGGTGCTTCTAATATCACTATGCTTAAAACATTGATAGAAGCTAAGGATACATTTAAAGGCTTTGAATCATCTTTAGCAGGTACTAATACAGCCTATGAACAGATGGCAATAAATACAGATAACTTAGACGGTACTATAGGAGGATTAAAATCTAATTGGGAAGCCCTTCTACTTACATTAGGAGAATCTGAAATTATCTAGGGTATCATCCAGTTCTTCCAATAGGTAATAACCACCCTAACAGAACTGATTAACTACATTTCTGCTACTATTAAAGAGTTTGAAGGATTAGGAGGTAGTATAAATATAGTGGATGCTTTAGGGGCTGTATGGAAGGTGAATGTAGCTATAATTAAAGCTGCTTGTGAAATCATAGAAGTAGCTATAGCTTCTGTTATTAAGTTATTCCAGAAGATAGGTTAGGTAGTTAGAACTGTTTGGGGAAGCATTAAACAGACACTTAAAAATGTAGGATTCTTTGAACCGATTAGAAACGCTTGCAAAAGTGTTATTACTTGGTTTACTAATATGGTTCAGAAGATATAGGGAGTTTGGACAGACTTCAAAAGATGGTTAGGCTTAAACGTAGCATCCACTAAGATAACTGTAGATAATGAAGTAGGTGATGCTGTAGGAGGTAATAAACCATCTGGAGGTACTTCATCAGGTGGTAATATTTCATCAGGTAGCAGTACATCATCAGGTAATAAGAAGACTGTAAGAACACCTAAAGTAACTACATCTAAAGTAACTAAGCCACAATATAAAGAAGGCTCATTAGGTAAAATAGAAGAGGATATAAGTAAGAAATAGGCAGAATTAAAGCTAGCTATTTCTGATGAAGATAGAAAGAAAATACAGAAAGAAATCAATGATCTAACTAAGAAGAAGGAAGCTATAGAGTTATCTTTGAAGGTTTAGCCAGATGCAGGTAGCCTATAGGCTTTAGAGGATTCAATAAGTAAGAAGCAGAAAGAATTAAAGTTAGCTGTTAGTGATTCCTCTAGGGAATAGATTTAGAAAGAGATTGATGAACTTACTGGATAGAAATAGGCTATTGAAATCCTACTTAAACCTGCTATAGATGATAAAGGTATAGAAGGATTGAAGGATAAGATTTCATAGCATAGTGAGAAAAAGCAGAACTAGCCTAGTGGTAATAAGGTATCATAGGCAGAAACCAAAGCAGATAATCTCAAAGAAGAACTAAAGTATAATTAGGATATAGTTAAGTGCTACAGAGAACAGTACAAAGCCGTACAATCCAGATTAAAGGCAGGTGTTACATTAACTACTAATGAATCAAAGTTAGCAGATATTTATGAGGATGCTAAGAAGAAAGTGGATGATTTAACTAGTGCTTATGATAATGCTGCTAGAAGTGCTGAATAGCTAAAGGCAAATTCCACCTTTAATAAAAAAATGTATTCAGGTATTAAGGGCACTATTAAGACTATTGGAAGCCTTAATGATTCAGTAGTAGGTGTTACTAGCACTTGGGAAAATATGGCTGAAAGTTGGAATGATATGAGCACATTTAAAAAGGTTACATCATCCATCAGTGCAGTTATCAGTACCATTAATGAAGCTATGGGTGCTTATGAAGCTATATCTGATGTAGTCTAGTTATTTGGTGAAATAAGTGAAGCTAGTGCTGCAAAGAAAGTGGCTGCTGATGCTACAGAAATGGCATCTGATAGTACTAAGACTGCTTTAAGTACTGCAAATTCTTAGGTAGAGATAGCTAATAACCAATAGGAGCAAATGAGTGATTTGGCTAGTGTTGGAACTAAACAAGCTAGTGCTATAGCTAGTGCTACTGCTTCTGGTGCTAAACTACCATTCCCTGCTAACTTGGCTGCTATTGCTGCTGGAATCGCTGCTGTAGTAGCTGCTTTCGCTATGATAAGTAGTTTTGCTGATGGTGGTATTATTGGAGGTAACACCACATTAGGGGATATGAATATAGCTAGAGTGAATAAGGGTGAAATGATTCTGAATGGCACTTAGTAGAAAAGACTGTTTTCTATATTGGATGGTAATGTATCAGCATCCCCTAATAATATAACTAGTGGAAACGTGAAGTTTGAGATTAAAGGCTCTACATTGGTTGGAGTTCTTAAAAATCATAACAGTAAAATGAATAAAGTAGGATGAAATACGAAGGAAGATTTAGGACTTTAAAAGATGAAATGATTCAAGTTGTCATCATAACTAATAATGATGCTAGCTAGGAAGAAGAAATATTCTTTGCTGATGAATCGCCAGTGATGATTTCACAAAGTTCTGATGGCATCTTTTCACCTATAAAGTCTAGATGTTGTACCATTAAGCTAGTAACTAAAGATGTGTATTTTGACATCTATAGCGGTTCTTCACACGGTACATCTGTAGCTGTAAACAATCTAACTAATAGTGAATGTTTATTTTATGGCTATGTAACACCCTGCTAGTATAACCAACCTTATCTATATAACAATGAAATCGAGATTGAAGCGGTGGATGCTATTTCCACCCTTCAAGATTTCAAGTATAGTTATTTGAACGGCAAAGAATCATCTGTAGTTATAATGGATATTATTAAGAAGCTGATGGAAATAGCAGGTTATTCAGGTAAGATATATATGTAGTATAATGCTAATAAGATGTGGGCAGCATTAAACTATACACCTACATAGTTTGAGTATATCAATGATGATATATTCTTTGAAGATGATGGTGAAGCTAGTGATTGCTATGCAGTGCTGGAAGAGATATGTAATTTCTATGGAATAAGTTGTGTACCTTATGGAAATGATGTTTTCTTTGTAGACTATCAAGTTATAGCTTATGTAGAGGATGATAATTTGTTATATACTGATTTGAAATCATTAGTTTATTCCACCTTCTATACTACAGACAATATAACTAAAGAAGACTATGCAGGTGATGATTAGAATCTTGAAATGGATGAAGTATATAATAAGATAAATATAAAGGCAGATGTGGCAGAAGTGAAAGATGATGATTTAGGTGTTAATCCAGAAGATGATGCTAAATCCAGTACCTATTATGATACTAGAATAGATGCAGGTGAAAGAAGTGATGGTAAGAAATGGGCTATAGCATCAAGATATTTTGAATATATTTAGGGTACTTATGCAAATGATAATTCAGATAATTGGCAAACACCAATAAATTGCAATATAATAGCAGATAGTGTAGGTTATAAA